CAAACTCACAGAGTGGGAGGGGGGGTTCCAGAACCCGCCCCGTCTCAGCCCTCAAGCCAGACGCCTACAGTGAAGACGCAGATCGGACGCAGAACCAGGTGTACTTCACCGAAGCCACAGTGCAGCAATTCCTAGCGAAAAAGAAAGTCCGAGAAACCAACGCACGAAAAGCATTCCAGAACGACGAAGGATACCGTAAACACGGCATCTACGCTTAGCAGAAAGGTAAAGACCATGACAGACGAAGACAAGAATGAGGAAAAGAACGGCTTCGAGCAACTAGCCGCCTTCTTCGGCGAAGCAATCGCCGCAATTGTAGATAATATCTCAGAGAATTTCCGAGAAGTCTACGAAGAGGTAAGCAAAGAATATGCGCTCCAGCGCAAAGTAAGAAACAAGGAGCAAGCCGAAGACAACGGCGAAACCCTAGAGAAGATCGCCCTCTACAACGAAGAGGAAAACCTACACCTCAAGCTCTCCATATACCGCAACAAAACAACCGGAGAAATCCGAGACATATACACCGTACTCCAGGCCAAAGAAGACTACGACATCGACAACGAACTAGATTTCAGAGCCGGATTCCCCATCACCACAACAGAAATCCAAACACGCTGCCCAGAATGCGGCGAACACAACACGAAAGGCCACCAACAATGAAACTCGGAGAACGCATCTACACCCCTGAGGAAGCATCGCAAGCCCTCGGCGGAATGTACGCAGCCTCCACACTGAAAAACATGGCCACCCGCGGCGAAATCGCCCATCTAGGCGGAATCAACGGCAAAACACGCCAAAAAATCCGATTCGCCCAATCCCACCTAGAACAATTCCTCGAAACCATCGAACAACCAGCCCAAACCCACGCCGCCCGCACAACCGCCAAAATCACCGAAAAAACCCTCAAAGAAAAACTGAGACAACACTACTAGGAGCCGCCACTATGGCAACCACACTAGAAAAAGTAACCATCGAAAAACTAAACCCCGAAACAGGAGCCACCCAAGAAACCCTAGAAACCTACTTCGCCTACGACAAAGGCAACCACACCCAACGAGAACGCCGCCTCTGCTACTGCGTCATCGAAGCCATAAGCACCATAACACCACTAGAAGTACACCCCGTCGCAGGCACCGTCGAAAGGATCAACGCATCAACCAAAAACACCCTCATCGCAACCTTCACATCCCAAACATGGGGATAAAAAAGCACCACGACGACCACATATGGATAAAAACCGAATACGCAATACAACCAACACCAGAGGAAATAACAACCATCCTCAAACACATAAAAAAATACTATCCAGAAGCAACAAAACCTAACCAAACCCCAAGAACAGGACAAGAAAAATGACCACCACAGAAGCCCCATTCGTAAACGTACTCATGCTCCCAAACTGGGGACAATACCACCCCCTAGACCCGATCCGCGCAGTATTCTACGAAGGCACCCTCTACATCCTCACACAAGACATCGACCACGCCCTACAAAAACCAGGACACGGCCACACCCTCACAGGCATACCAAAGGAACACCGCCGCCGATTCACCATCCACAGAACCGCCAAACGCAACGGAGAACGCTCCAACAAATTCACCGCAGTAACCACCACCGCCCTACAAACACGCTTCGAGAGCATGCGAGGACTACACCCACAACTAAAAGCAAACATGCTCTCATGGATAAAAACCATAGCCTCCGGCGGCCTCCTAAAAATAGCAACATGGCACCAACCCACCGCCACCGGATGGGAAAACCACAAAGTCGAAGTCAAAAAAACAGGCATCGAATCCACCCACCCCGGCGAATGGGCCGTAGACTGCACCACATGCGACTACTACCTAGAATTCCCAAACCACCCCGGAGCGCTCGCGTTCGCAACTCAGCACGCCGCCAATCATGCGTACCACGTAGGAGTAGAAGAGAATGAATAGTCTGGAGAACGTATTCGCTCGCAGGGCCGAGAAGACATCGGAGGCTATTTGCGAGACAGTGCGTGATAGTTGGCCTGCACGCCGCTGTAATTTACATGATGGACTGGAAAATTTCGACAATCTCATGGAGAGCGTCTACTCAGTGACGAGCAATGTAGATAGGATTTGGGAATCCATCGACAGGATGAATTTTCCAGAGCATCTGAAAGAAACAGCGCTGGATTTGGTAGGCACTTCACACGCTTTGCAGAGCAAACTGTATCCCCGCTGGATGAGCGCAAAAGGAAAGCGTGAGGAGGGGTGGGAGAAGGAGTGATCGTAGAACCAAAAATGGTGCTTAGAGTAGTCGTTCGTGGAAATGAGATAACTCACGAAGGAACGTTCACAGACTATACAGCATACCTGGTCGGCAAGGACGATAACGCAGTACTGGCAGAGGCAACATGGCAAACAGTGCTTTTGCTCAAAGGATTCTTAGTAAAGGAACTGAGCGTGCACCTGCCTAGCATGACAGTTTTACCGCAAGAAGTCCTGCGGGGCCGGGTCTGGGAATTCTCATGCAGGGGCCTACGGTCAATGTCTCGCAAGGTAGCTGAGGAAATAGCCAGAACATGGAATCGCACCTATTGGGGATTGGCCAGGATCGACCCAGACGCAATAGAAATACAACAACCACGAGTACCCATAAGGTAGGAGACGACGATAAAAAAATACTATGCACCTATCGAAGGCGCAAAACTGGAGCACATAGTACACGATCTGCCCTTCACTCTCGGCAACGTCCTGAAATACGTTTGGCGGGCACCCTACAAAGGTGGGGCAGAAGATTGTATAAAGGCGCTGGATTACCTGCTGATATTCCAAGAGCAGACGCGCCAATACAGCCTGAGCGGAAACGCCAGAGACTCTATTGAAAATCTTCAAAAGATTATCCCAGGATACGACCAAGAAAAATCTGAGGATGTTCACCGAACCGCAGTTAGGAAAACAGTAGACCTTATCAAGGAGAGTACAAATTCAGTACATTTCGGAAAACTTGATGAAGCTAAAGATGCAATCATTCAGTTGCTAATTGCCATGCACAATGTAGAAAGCAGTCGATAATGCTGGCCGCAATAATTATCATCGCAGCAATTCTGATCATCCTGTGTTTTTCTGCAGCAGTAGGTATCGCCTGCTACGCGATATTCAAATACACCCTGTACAGAACCCGCCTACAAATCGGAAAAGACCCCCGCACGGGAAAATGGATAAACCTACCAACCGAAAGGACAAAGTAATGGAAAACGTAAATAACCGCCTCCAAGACATGCGAGACGCGCTAGAAGAGATACAGGAAGTTGAGAAAAGGCTAAATCTGAACGGCGAAATCTCAAATGCAGTGCAGGGAATCATAATTGACGCAACGAATATGTTCAACAAAGATATAGATAAGATAATCTCCGAAGCAGAAGATATTCAAGAAGAGCTGCGCCGGGCCAAAGAGTATCTAGAAAATAATCCCGAAACAGCCCTAGTCTCAATCTCCCACGCTTACAAAAAAGTAACGAATATAGCCCTCACCGAAAAAATCAGGGAAGACGGCGCTCGCTACACCATAACATCTGAGAAGAAAGAAGTATCTGAAAAATCTCAGATTGATCAGATACTAGACGACCTCGCCAAAAACCTTGAGGTCATCGGAGCTATAGCATCCCACGCCCCCGAAGACAAGAAGAAATTCTTAACCGATGTACACCAAGACGCTAGTGACTGCATCGCAGCACTGCCAGGCTGGATAGAGGCGGAAATTAAAAAGGCAAAATCCCAGGAGCAATGACCATCAACGCATATGAAAACTGAAACAGTACATGACACTATCCGCAGCACCGCAGAGATAGCAGCATGTATGACCATAATATTCAGCTACCTAGCATTTCTCACGGTTGAGCATGAGCAGCTGAGCAGAAATTTAGTCAATGCAGCTATTGGCTCTGCGGGGACAGCAGTAGTTTTCACCGCGACAGCATTCATCATTGCAATCACGAAACGGAGGAAGCGAAAAAGAATGAAAGAAACTTTAGCAAGTCCTTTTAGCGATGAAACAAAGATCATCATAAGACTAAGGAACGTTCACAAAGTCAGTGAGACAGAGACCTTGGAGGAGGCGTGGTCGTTACCAGATTTGAAAGTTTTCAGGGCAACAATCATAGAATACGCGGACGGGCAGAGAAGATACCTCCTAGAAGCACTTGAGCAAGACAAATTTAACGAAAGGATCATAGATGAAATCGGTCATAAACCCGCATAGGCCACGCGTATTTGGTGACCCTCTACACCCAGACTTACACGAATATGCACGTGAACATTACGGAAGTATCTACGAGTATATGGCCACTTGCGATTTCTGCGATTGGAAGACCGATTGGTTACCTCAAGATTACGCCTTAGAAGACGCAAATAAGCACGTGCTAGAGCATAAAGAAAAAGCATCTGAGGTTGAGAAGGAGCTTATAGAGCTTCTAAATCTCAGGATAGTACAAGAGGGAGACTACTTGTACTTGACATGCGCTTCATGCCTTTTAGCATTTACAAAATTAGGCGGGAAATTAGGGCAAAGTTTGAAGGATACGGAAGAGGGGCTACGAGGGATTGCATTAGAGCATCTGAGAGAATACCACATCCTGAAAAAGAAAAGGGAGGATGGAAAGTGCGAATTTGAGTTTATCCAGGATAAGCAGCACGGGATCGTCAAAACGGTTTTCGAGGGGAGGATAGAGTAAATGCCTCAGCTCTGCGGCGGCTGCCTGCATGAGAAGCCGTGTAACACTCCAAAATGCGGTGCCTGTTATGCACGAAACCGCTACTACAAGATACATGGTAAGCCATATATCGAACGCGGTGTGGAGAAGAAGGAATACGAGCCAAAACCAGCTAAAGCGCCGGTAGTATGCAAGGGCTGCGGGACCCCCTATGAGAAGCCAAACGCCGAATGTAAAACATGCAGAGACCGAGAAAAACATCGGGGAAACAGCATTGTAAAACCGCGCAAATGCTCGGCCTGCGGCTGCCCCATAGAAAACCTAAAACCCGGCTGTAAAACCTGCTCTAACAGGAACAAAAACCGCAAATTCTCAGGACGGCCGCTCCTTACACCTCTGCCCATTCCAGAACCACCTCCAGCCAAGCCTCGGCCAGTATTACCTCTAGTTGTCAAAGACCCAGGACTTATGAGTTACCTAGCTGCCAGAAGGGAGCGACTAGGTAAGAGAAAGGAAAACAAGAAAAATGACTGAATTCATTATCGAAGCCGCCGAGCTCACACCGGCTCTACGTGCCCTAGCACCGCTCACCCGCAACCTCCAGAAGGGCGAACCTGTAGAGGGCAAAGCATGTGAGATGATCTATTGCCGTTTCACACATGAGGGAGAGCTCCTACTGGTCACAGCAGACCACCTCTTCCAGACAGCAGCAGCTATCAAATTGCCTATCAGTGGGTTTGACGGCGACATGTGCGAATTTGCTATAGGCCGTGAAAAAATCAAGCAAATCACGAACGTTTTCAAGCCGTACAAGGATGATCCGCTGCCTGTGCGTGTCACCGTTGACCGCCTCCACACATCGCTCGGAAAAATGGAAGATGTTATCACCTTTACCGAGTTAGACACGCTACACTCCCCCGCTTCACTCTCATTCGCCGGTGAGGAATACCAGGAAATCCCATACCGTCAAATCCTCAAGAGCTTAGGTAAAATTCGCCGTGCTCGCGCTACGCCTCTCGGAGGGGTCATAAATCCAGAAACATATGGAAAGCTCGCGTATGCGGCAAGGACGTATAGCGTTGATGCAACTGTGGCTGCAGGGAATGCGATATACACGCTTCTAGGAGACCGGATGATAGCGGTAACAGGGCTGCACGAAATCGCAGGGGAAAAGTCGCAGATGCACATGCATACGCAGCTGGCTATGCTCTCGGAGCAAATGGAAATTATCGCAGACCAGATTGAAGGCACCGATCCGTTAGAAATGGACGACGAAGAGCGAACGCCTGCCACCAATGATGACGCCGGGGAATCTCTCAGAGAGAGCGCGAAACAATTTTCGGCTTGGCTCCACGGAGAGGCAGAAGAATTAGCCGAATCTGTATCAAATTCAATACAGGAAATAAGGACTCCAACACAGGACGAATTCGGTCTAGCACCGGATAGAGAGTAGCAAAAATGCTATAACGACTTGCACAAGGCTGTATCATATGTGATACAGTCTAGTGCAGGACATAGAAAATTTAGAAAGAAAGTAAACTTATGCCGTGGCTTAAAGTCTCAGATACCGCGATGCAGAACAGCATCGTGCGCCGCGCATTAGACCTCCCACACGCTAATGCCGAGTACGTATACACGCTATTCGGCGTCATGCTCGGATGTGCTGTCGAAGCCGCAGCCCTAAAAGCCGATTACGTGATCGAGCGGAACTCCATTGCAGCGAAAGTTGGATTAGACCGCTGCGACCAAATCATCCAAGACGCCATTACATGCGGGTACATCACCCATGAAGTGCAACTAAAAAACGGAATTCGCGCATACAAACTCGTCGAGGATGAAGCCCTTTCCCCCATGCGCCTCAAGAGCGAGATTGACTGGGAAAACCGCCGCCGCAACGATACCCGCAGTAAATCCCTTATTGTCCCTATCCGTGTGCGCGACGGCCGGGGACGCCGCATGGGCGGCGGGGGGCGGGCAGGGCGGGGGGGGGGG